GAGGCTTTGGTTTGGCTAATTGTGGTGCGTCTGTACCACCTGCACAGAAAAGGAAATGATATGGCTGCAAAGAAAGCATTCAAGCCCTGCGAAGGCTGCCCCACTCCTGCCAAATGCAAAGCAGCTGGTAAGTGTATGGCTAAGGAAGGCAAAGGCGGTAAAGGCGCTCTTGTCATTATGGTTGGTGTTGCTAAGCCTACAAAGGCTAAGAAGAAATGAAACAGACTAAGAAGCAAACAGCCAAGGTTGCTAAAGTGATGGGTGAGTTCAAAGAAGGCTCCCTGCACAGCGGCAAAGGTGGCAAGGTGGTGAAGAGTCCTAAGCAGGCGATAGCCATTGCATTGTCAGAAGCTAAAGTGAAAGCTAAGAAGAAATGAAGGGTGAACCTAAACTTCGTAGTGTTGGTAAGAACCTAACAGCTGGTGCAGCCAACACAATCTACACCTGCCCAACCAATCACACGGCTAAGGTGGAGTTGTTGTTTGTGGCAAACACTACAAGCGGTAACAAGACAGTGTCAATCCAATGGCACGACACTAGCTTGGGCACTCAATACTACATTGTTGGTGGCTACACCGTTTCTGCTTACGGCTATTTGAAGCTTGACGGTAGCTATCTTGTCTTGAGCGCTGGTGACTACATTGTTGTAACACCAGAGGCTGGATCGTCTATGGACGCTACAGTGAGTGTTGAAGAATACTTTGATCCTATGAATGGTGGATGATGGCTAAAGAACTAACAGAACAACATAAGCGCTTCCTTGAGGTGTTGTTTGCCGATGCAGGTGGCAACATCAATCAAGCTATGCGTATGGCAGGTTTCTCTGAAGGCTACAGCCGACGAAGCCTCACCAACTATCTCAAAGAAGAGATCATTGAAGCTACACAGCTTTACATTGCTATGGCAGCACCAAAGGCTGCAGTGGCTATGATCAATGCCATTGACGATCCTACAGAGCTTGGCTTGAAAGAGAAGATGTCAGCTGCTAAGGACTTGCTTGACCGTGCTGGTTTGGTGAAGACAGAGAAGGTGCAGGTTGAAAGCACTGGTGGTATTATGGTGTTGCCTGCAAAGGAACGTGAGGAAGACTAATGTCAGATGTTCAGTCTGTTGATACATTCGATTTTGGCTTAGGTGCTTATGTACTACCACAGCCTACATCAACAAACGAATATGTTAAGATACCAAGGCTGTCTCGCACTGTTCCATTTGGATATGTTGTTGATAGTGAAGACGATGGTTGGCTTCAGCCTGTAGCAATTGAGCTTGATGCGCTTGAAAAAGCTAAGAAGTATTTGAAGCAGTATAGCTCTAGGCAGGTGGCGGCATGGCTCACCACTGTGACAGGTAGAGAGATAAGCCATGTAGGTCTATTGAAACGTATAAAGAATGAACAGTCCCACAAACGCAAATCCTCTACTTATCGAAAGCTTGCCGATGGGTACGAAAAAGCCCTCAAGAAAGCGCAAGAGTACGAAGAAAGACTCGGCACCAAAGACGGAAGCTTCTTCGATAGTGATCGATACGTCCAACTTAAACAATACTTCACAGGCTCCGATTGAAGTTGTTCAGCCTGTGCGCGACAACGTCATCTTCAGGCCCAACCCCGGCCCTCAGACCAACTTTCTAGCCGCTTCAGAACGTGAAGTGTTATATGGTGGTGCTGCTGGTGGTGGTAAAAGCTATGCCATTCTTGCTGATCCGCTTCGTTACATAGCACATCCACAATTCTCTGGCTTGATTCTTCGTCACACTACAGAGGAATTGCGAGAACTGATTTGGAAATCGCAGGAGATGTATCCAAAGATTTACCCCGGCATCAAATGGTCGGAGCGAAAGATGCAATGGCAGCATCCAAGTGGTGGTAAGTTGTGGATGTCCTACCTTGACCGTGACGAAGATGTCATGCGTTACCAAGGTTTGTCGTTCTCCTACATCGCTTGGGACGAGCTAACACAGTGGCCTACCCCATTTGCGTACAACTATATGCGTTCTCGTCTACGTACAGCAGCGCCTGACCTGCCTGTATTCATGAGAGCCACCACCAACCCCGGTGGTCCCGGTCATCAATGGGTTAGGAAGATGTTCATTGTGCCTGCAGCACCCGGTAAAAGCTTCTATGCCACCGATGTTGAGACAGGAGAGACACTGGTGTACCCAAAAGGGCACAGCAAAGAAGGCCAACCGCTGTTCAAACGCAAGTTTATATCGGCTAAGCTGGCTGACAATCCCTATTTGGCTGAGTCTGGTGACTACGAAACCATGTTGTTGTCCCTGCCAGAGCACCAACGTAAGCAATTGTTGGAAGGCAACTGGGATATTGCAGAGGGTGCAGCGTTTTCTGAGTTCAACAGAGCCATTCACGTTGTAGAACCCTTCACTATTCCCAGCAGCTGGCCTAGATTCAGGGCTTGTGACTACGGATATGGCAGCTATAGCGCTGTATTGTGGTTTGCTGTAGCGCCCGATGACAGTTTGGTGGTCTATCGTGAGCTTTATGTCAGCAAAGTGTTGGCAGAAGACCTTGCTGTGATGGTTATGCAGGCTGAAGACGGTGAGAAGATCCGTTATGGTGTGCTGGATAGCTCATGCTGGCACAAACGTGGTGACACTGGACCCTCTATTGCTGAACGAATGATTATGAAGGGGTGCCGTTGGCGACCTGCTGACCGTTCTGCTGGTAGTCGTGTTGCAGGTAAGAACGAAATACACCGCCGTCTGCAGGTTGACCCCATGACAGAGCAGCCACGCATGGTGTTCTTCAACAACTGTGTACAAATCATTGCAGATTTACCAACTTTACCAATTGATAAGACAAACTTGGAAGACATTAACACCAAAGTTAGCAACGATCACACTTATGACGCTTTGCGCTATGGTGTAATGTCACGTCCACGTAGCGGTTTGTTTGACTTTGATCCTATGTCACAAAACACTGGCAAAGTTGTAGCCGACTCTGTGTTTGGTTATTGATCAACTACATGTTATACCTTTCTTAATACTCTGGAACACTTATGGCCCTCATTGACAAACCCTCTAACGATAAAACTCTAGCGCTTGATGACGCTCCCAAGAATGAAGACGACTTCCAAGGTGGTAGTCTGATCAGCTTCATTCAGAAACGCTATACCAAATCGGAAGAGTCACGCCGCACTGACGAAGACAGGTGGCTCCGTGCCTATCGCAACTATCGCGGCCTGTATGGTCCCGATGTCAAGTTCACTGAGACTGAGAAGAGCCGTGTATTTGTGAAGGTGACGAAGACTAAGACGCTTGCTGCGTATGGTCAGATTACTGATGTGTTGTTTTCTAACAACAAGTTCCCTCTCAGCGTTGACCCGTCTGTGTTACCAGAAGGTGTAGCTGATGCTGTCCATTTCGATCCAAAGAATCCAGAAGGTGCAGCGCCACCAGCTATTCCGTTCGGTGAAGAGGGTGCTGCCAGTATTGGTAAAGACTTTGACTTGGACAAGCTGGAAGAGATGCTGGGTAGTCTCAAGGAAGACTTGAAAGACGTTCCCGGTCTGAAGAAGGGACCGGGACAGACACCAACGTCTGTGACATTCTATCCCGCTATGCTGGCTGCTAAGAAGATGGAGAAGAAAATCCATGATCAGCTTGACGAGAGCGGTGCTAGTAAGCATCTCCGCGCTACAGCTTTCGAGATGTCGCTGTTCGGTACAGGTGTGATGAAGGGTCCGTTCGCTGTCAACAAAGAATATCCCAACTGGACAGAAGACGGTGAATACAAACCAACCATCAAAACCGTACCAGAAGCTTCGCATGTTTCCATCTGGAACTTCTATTGGGACCCAGACGCAAACAACACAGAAGATTGCCAGTATGTTATTGAGCGTCACAAGATGTCGCGTACACAGCTTCGTGCTCTGAAGCGCCGTCCACATTTCCGTAAGAACGTCATTGACCAACTCATTGAACAAGGTGAAACCTACGTTAAGAAGTATTGGGAAGATGATCTGCGTGACTACGCTCCCAACTTTGACGTTGATCGCTTTGAAGTGTTGGAGTACTGGGGTAACGTTGACGTTGAATTGTTGGAAGAGAACGATGTCACCATCCCCGAAGACTTCAAAGACGGTGATGAGTTGCAAGCCAACATCTGGTATTGCAACGGCAAGATCATTCGCTTGGTGCTGAATCCTTTCAAGCCTGCAAAGATTCCTTACTACGCTGTTCCATACGAACTCAATCCATACAGCTTGGCTGGTGTTGGTATTGCAGAGAACATGGACGATACACAGACATTGATGAACGGCTTCA